CCCGGCGGCGGGTGCCTCCCTCGGTCAGCTGCGCAGAAAGGAGAACCGTTTGAATACCGGAAAACAGTTTGAAGCGGACTGGAAGAAGTCCATGCCGCCGGATGCCTGGTGCTATCGGCTGAAGGACAGCGCCGCTACCTACTACGGCGGCAACGAAAACTTGAGCTTCTCTGTGGACAACATCTGTGACTTCGATGTCTACCGTTACCCCATGCACCACTATTTTGAACTCAAGACCATCGAAACACCCAGCATCCCGCTGACGAAGATCTTTGGCAGCTTTGACCGGGACAAACAGAAATATCATAAGCTCAAACATATCACCGACATGGCCGCTGCGGCTTCCTACAAGGGCCAGACGGCCCATGTGGTGATAAACTTACCGCGGCAAGGTGAACCGCACCTTTGCCGTGCCCGCCAGCGCTGTGCTGGAGTACATGCAGACCCAGACCCGCAAAAGTATCCCGTGGCAGTGGGCCGCCCTCAACGGCATTGAGGTGGAGCAGCACCTGCTGCGAATTCACTGGCGGTATGACGTGGATGGGCTGCTGAAAAAACTGGAAGGAGATCATGCTGGGAATGGCAGATATCAGAACATGGACACCCGAGAGTGATGTCCTAAAGCCGGGAGAGATCAGTGGTGTGCAGGAAATCCGGTCGTGGTTTGAACGCCTGCCCCGGATGCGGGCGCTGATCCGGCAGCAGCAGGAACACATCGAAAGCCTGCGCAGCGCCGCCACCACGACTACCTCCAGCAACTCCGGTGCGCCGGGCCATTCCGGCACCAGTGACAAAGTTGGCACCAACAGCGATGCAGCCATGGACGCGGAAACAAAACTGGCCGAACTGAAATGCCAGTATGCCGAGATGCAGAAAGATGCCATTGATGTGGCTTACCTGCTTCATGCTGATCCGGTATCGATCAAACGCAGCCGGTGTCTGATCCTGTCTTTTGTGGAAGGCAAGCGACATGCCGAGATCGCGCCTGAAGTCGGTTATTCCAATCCGTCTCAGGTCTCAAGGGCCATTTCGGAAGGTCTGGCGCAGCTGGCAGAACTCACGAATGAATTGAATCTTAGTTGACCCTGTACATTTTGCACAATGTCAGAGGGCATTGTTTTTACACGCTCTGGTATTTACTTGTTATCGGCATCTGTGTTATCGTGGTACCATCGGCAGAGCCGGAAAGGCCCACCGATATACGCAGTCTCCGAAGTGCATCCTCCACAGACATCATCGATTACTTCCTTACTCGACGGGATAGCTACTTCTCACTGGCACTTCGCGGACTGCTTCTATGCGATACACTGAAACAAAGGCAGCCTGCCGCTCATGAGAGACAGGAGGCGGTTCGATTCCGCCGTATCGCTCCATATGGCGCATGGACTAGACAACCCGCAAGGCCGCACGTGCAACCTCCCGTGCCGAGAAAAGGCCTTAGAATCCTTGCCAAGGTGTAGCTTTCCTGACAGGATGTGCGCCAACCAACAGCCCCGGCGGCGAACCGGAGCTGTTTTTATATGGCCGCCTGAGCGCAGTTTGGAGCGCGGCGCGTGTGTGTAGACACGGCTGGTTCGATTCCAAGGGCGGCTTTTTACTCTGGTAGCTCAATTGGCAGAGCGATGGTCTCCAAAACCGTAGGTTGCAGGTTCAAGGCCTGCCCAGAGCGCCATGCAATGTACAGTCGGGGGACGGCTGTGCAAAGCATAGCGGGGCATCTGGCCGCGAAAGTTCCAGATGCAGCGGCACCCGCCCGTTTTACGCCTGTCCGTCAAACTGAATGCATGGGTGCTGCTTATTTTTTTGAATATCCCGCCGTTCGGATCTTCCGGGCGGCTTTTTGATTTTACGGCAAGAGAGGTGGTGAGGATGACCGACAAGCAGGCGCGGTTCTGTGAAGAGTATATGATCGACCTGAACGCGACACAGGCGGCCATCCGCGCCGGATACAGCCCCAAAACAGCCCAAGAGCAGAGTGCTCGCCTGTTATCAAATGTTATGGTTCAAAATCGTCTTGCCCAGCTGCAGGCCGAGCAGAGCCGCCGAACCGGTGTATCTGCTGATCGCGTCGTGAGGGAGCTTGCGAAGATTGCTTTTGCAAACGCCAGCGACCTGATCGACCCAGAGACTGCATCCGTCAAGCTGGATGCCTCGCGGGACGATCTGGCCGCGATTCAGTCCATCAAGGTCAAGAGCTTTGGCGAGGACGGTTTGGAACACGAGGTCAAACTTGCAGATAAGCTCCGAGCACTTGACCTGTTGGGCAAGCATCTGGGTATGTACAAAGACGCATCCGAAAAAGAAAATGCCGCTGCTCAAAATAACGACATACAGACCCTTGCGGATCTGCTGCAACGGCCTGTTCCAAACCGCGATATCAAGGACTTTGAAGAATGAACATTCCGGCTCCATTTTCTGAAAACCAGATGCGGTTCTTCTGGAACTGCTTCGACCATTGGTTCAACGTTGCCGAGGGCGGCAAGCGCGGCGGCAAGAACGTTCTTATCACCATGGCTTACTGCACCATTCTGGAAAAGCATCCCAGCAGAATACACCTCATTGCGGGCGTATCCACTGCAACGGCCCGGCTGAACATTCTGGACTGTGACGGTTTTGGCCTGAAAAACTATTTTGAGGGCCGATGCCGTGAGGGCACCTACCAGAACCGCGACTGCCTGTACATTCAGACGGCCACCGGCGAAAAGGTGGTGCTGGTATCCGGCGGTGGCAAAGCCGGTGATGAAAAGCTCATCAAGGGCAACACCTACGGTACCGCATACATCACCGAGGTGAACGAGTGCAGCGAAGCATTCATTCAGGAAGTGTTCGACCGTACCCTGTCCAGCCCGGACAGAAAAGTGTTTCACGACCTGAACCCCAAGGCTGAGGGTCACTGGTACTACAAGACCATTCTGGACTTCCACGAAGCGAAGCAGCGTGAGAACCCCGACTATGGCCTGAACTACGGCCACTTCACCATCGCGGACAACATGAGCATTTCAGACGACCGTCTGCGGGCCGTGCTGGCCACCTATGACCGCAAGAGTATCTGGTATGCCCGCGACATTCTGGGCCAGCGCAAAGCCGCAGAAGGGCTGATCTACGATATGTTTGACTTCAAGGCCAATGTCTACACCGTTCCGCCTGTTGCAATGCGGGCCGTTTCCACACGCACAATTGCGGTAGACTACGGCACACTCAATGCCTGCGTATATTTGGACATCCTTGACGACGGCGAGACCGTCCGTGTTGATCGGGAATACCGCTGGGATGGCCGCAAGGAACGCCGCCAGAAAACCGATGAAGAGTATGCCGACGATTTCATGGCTTTTATGGGGAATAGCCCCTGTGCGGCCTATGTGGACCCGTCGGCGGCATCTTTCATCACCGCGCTGCGCCAGCGTGGCGTTTATGTCATGGAAGCCAACAACGATGTGCTGAACGGCATCCGCCGGTGCAGCACCCTGATCTCCAAGCGCCGACTGCTGGTAAGCAAAGCCTGCATCGGACTGCTGGACGAGTTTGGCCTTTACCGCTGGGACGATAAGGCTGCACTGCTGGGCGTGGAGAAACCCGTAAAGGAGAACGACCACGCAATGGATGCCCTGCGCTATTTTGTAAATTCCCTGCCTGATTGGAGGTTTGAGCATGTCCAGGCGTAACAAGAACCGCCCCGCCGGGGGCACACAACCGAATACCCTGACACTGGATGCTTTCTCAAACCCGCTGTTCCGGCTGGGCTATGGCAGCCAGAGCCCGCTGGAAGCCACCAGCTATCCCCTCACCCGCATGACAGGCAACTATGCGCTGCTCAACAGCCTGTACCGGGAGAACTGGGTGGTGCAGAACGTCGTAGCCCTGCTGGTGGATGATATGCTGCGGGAGTGGTACGACCTCAAGGATGCCGCTCCCGATCAGCTGAAAGCCCTGCGTGGAGTTGAACGGCGCACAGGTCTGCGTAGGTGCATTTCCACCGGACTGAAATGGGGCCGTCTGTACGGCGGTGCCGCCGGGCTGATCCTGATTGCCGGGCAGACCGATCTTTCCCAGCCGCTGGACCCCGACAGCATCCAACCGGGCAGTTTCCGTGGGCTGTACATCCTCGACCGCTGGCAGGGCATCTCGCCGGAACCGGAACTGACCTTTGAGGGCGGCGAAGTGGTGCCTACGTTCTACTCCATCAACGATTCCGCCGGGCACATCGTCGCGCGGGTGCATCACTCCCGCGTCGTGCGGTTTGTGGGCCGGGAGCTGCCGGATCTGGAACGGCAGGCAGAGCTTTACTGGGGCGAATCCGAGGTGGAAGCCCTGTACAAGGATGTGGTGGCTCACGATAATGTTTCGGCCAACATGGCGGCGCTGACCTTTCAGGCCAACATCAACACCATGGAGGTCAAGGGTCTGGAACAGCTGCTTTCCCTTTCCAGCCCGGATGTGCAGCGGCGCTTCTGGAACACCATGCAGGCCCAGAGTGTGCTGCGCTCCAACTTTGGTGTACAGCTGGTGGAACAGGGCAACAAGATCAACAATACACAGTACACCTTCACCGGCCTGCAGGAAGTGTACGAGAGCATGTGCCTGAACCTGTGCGGCGCATCCCACTACCCTATGACGAAGCTGTTCGGACGCTCTCCTGCCGGCATGAACGCCACCGGCGAAAGCGATTTGAAGAACTACTACGACTATGTGGATACCCTGCGGGAAAGCAGACTGCGCCCGGTTCTGGAAAAGCTGCTGCCTGTTCTGGCCCGTTCCGCAGGCATCCAGCTGGAAGATGCAGACCTCAGCTTCCCGCCGCTGTGGACACCAACCGCAAAAGAGACCGCCGACATTGCCAAAATCAAGGCTGACAGCATCGTTAGTGCGTTTCAGTCCGGCTTGCTGGATGTGCCCGCTGCACAGCAGGAGCTGCGCCGCCTGAGCGATGAGACCGGCATGTTCGGCAGTATCACCGATGAAGCCATTGCCGCTAATGCGGGCAAGACTTATCAGGACGTGACCGCCATGCGCGACCCGCTGGCGGGGCTGACAGAAAATCTGACCGGAATGGAGGTTCCTACTGCGGACACCTCGGTATTCGATTTCAACTCCCGCCACGACCCCTCCGACGGACGCTTTACAAGCGGCGGCGGGAGCGGTAAAATAGAGAAAACCAAGTACGCACCGTCTCCGCAGAGGAGCGAGAGCAAAATTCAGCTCAAGCCCAAGACCTATGCAAGGCTCACCGGTGTGTTGAACACGCAGTACCCGGGGCTTCTGGCTGGTGAAAAGGTCATTATTCGGGATGCCAATTATCAGTACCACGTTACTGCAGATGGCTTTGGTGGACTGAGCGTTGAACGGCGCATTCCAATCACGAACAGGAGGAAAAAATGAGCAAGCAGGAATCTGTATGGGTGCAGTATGTTCGTGAGCACTATGAACCTGCCTCTGATGTCGAGATGTCCTATGAGGACGAAAATAATTTGCTTTGGCTTTTGAATGCACCGGCAGGATATCAGGTTGAGGACGAGATGCTTGAGTATGCACAAAAGCACCCGGATGCAAGCATGAAAGAACTTATCGAATACTTCGATGAAGTTGCCCCGGACGGGCTTACTCCGGGCGACGATGGGCTAGACCTTGAGGAGAATTGACCTATGGCCAAGGATGATTACTTTGTTCTTGCATATCGCATTCTTTCATATCTCTACGCCTGCTTCAAAGCTGGCGAACGGCCTGATATGGACTGCATTTCAGCGGATGTTCTTCATATCCCCGTGGGGTACTGGTTCAACATCATGCGCAGCCTGACAGAAGAAGGCTATATTGTAGGGCTTGTTTTCCCTGCGTCGATCGGCTCCGCTGTCAGCGTCAAAGTCATTGACCTTCGCATTACGCAGAAAGGCATTGAGTTTTTGCAGGAAAACAGCATGATGAAAAAGGCCGCTGCTTTCCTCAAAACGATCAAGGAAACAGTGCCCTGCATTTAATTTAACAGTACAAGCGTCAGACGAAAGTCCGGCGCTTTTCTTTTGCCCATTTTCAGGAGGAAGCCTATGCCCACCCTTGCCCGTGCATCCCCTGACCGGGAACTGGAACGGCTCATCCGGCTGTACCTGCGTGCCGAAACAGATATCATCAACGAGATCGGCCGTCTGCGCAGTCAAGGCCTTGTGGATTATCACGCTGTGGCTGCTCTTGAACGGGTGCAGGCCATTCTCCGACAGCTTGAAACGCAGGACTGGGAGTATGTACCGCGCCTTGTGGAAGCGCAGTTCTATGTGCGCCGCCCGGATGCCAGAGCTGTGCCCGGCGAGACGGTGGAAAAGCATCGGGCCGGGTATCTCAATGCTAAGACCCTCACCAGCACCCAGACGGACATTGTGCAGCGGCTGACCATGAACCTCATGGGCCAGCTGACCGATGCCCACAGCACTGTGCTGGCAGGCCTGCAGAGTGCCCTGCTGGGCCGCACGGAACCGGACATTTACCGGCGCGTTGGGCTGGAACAGGTAGCCGCACAGCAGGCTGCAGGGCGTGGCATCAACCAGAGCGTGCCCGCCTTTGTGGACGCTCTGCGCCGGGAAGGCGTGACAGCCTTCACTGACAAAGCAGGCCGGAACTGGAGCCTGCACACCTATGCAACAATGGTCTCCCGCTCCACCTCGCGGCAGGCAGAGATCTTGTCTGTGATAACCGCTGACCCGGAACAGGATCTATACCAGATCAGCGCCCACGGCACCACCTGTGCCCTGTGCGCTCCCTACGAGGGCCGGGTGTACAGCCGCAGCGGAAAAGACCCGGACTTCCCGCCGCTTTCAGACGCCTTCGGCAAGATGGACCCCGCTGGGCCGGATGATCTTTCCAACAGCTGGCTGAACATCCACCCCAACTGCCTGCACAGTCTCCGCCCGTGGACACCGGCAGGACGAACGCCGGAAGAGCTTGAGCGTATCAGGCGCTTTTCCAGCCCCAAGACGAACCCCTACAGCCGCGACCCGCGCACCGAAGCACAGATCAAAGCCTACCGCGACAAAGAACAGGGCCGTGCCAAGTGGCTTGCTCAGTACCGGCAGTGGGAACGCTACCGCACCGCCCTGGGCGACGAGGTACCCAAGACCTTTGCCACCTTCCAGCGGCACAAGCTGGCCGGGGATGAAAAATATCAGGGCTGGGTGAGCGCTTACCGTGACCGCCAAACCTGAAACGAACACGATGCAGACAGCACCGTGTTTTTTTATACCCATTTTTCGGAGGTGATGCCCCTTGATTGCCTATTACGGCAGTAAAATCAGCGAACACATGACCAAGACCCCGGAGGGCTTCCTCATCTGCCATGACGTGCCCATTGCGCGCATCGGCCAGCAGGAATACTTTGCCGGGGAACTGGGCCTTGACGGCGATCCTGACCGCCTTGTGCAGGTGCAGCGCCGCCCTGAAGATGTGTTCGACCCGGCAGCAGTTGCCAGTTTCGAGGGTAAGGATGTAACCCAGAATCATCCTCCTGAACGCCTGATGCCGGAAAATCACGCCCTTTACGCCAAGGGCCACGCAGAGAATGTTCACCGGGAGGGCGATTATCTTGTCGCTGACCTTCACCTGAAGGATCCCGGCCTGATCTCTGATGTGGAAAACGGCGTGACGCGGGAGGTGTCCTGCGGCTACCGGTGCTGCTACACGCCGGATGGCACGGGATACCGCCAGACTAATATCCGAGGAAACCATGTTGCGATCGTGCCCAGAGGGCGCGCAGGGCATCTGGTTGCCATTCAGGACAGTGCCGCCGCACCGGCGGAGAAAGGAACTGCAATGAACGAATCCGAAAAGAACCCCGCCGCTGTTGTGACTGCCGCGCCGGAAGCCGCACCCGCATCTGCGCCGGAAGCTGAACCCGCAAAAGACGCACAGCCCCCTGTGGCCGAAACTGCCCCCGCAGAGGACAGTGTCCCGCCTGCACCGGCAGAAAAGCCCGCAGGCAACAGTATTGATGCCAAGCTGGATGCTATCCTGAACGCCGTGACCACGCTGGTAAAGGCGCTGTCGCAGAAGGCACAGGAGCCTGTACAGCCGCCCGCCGACGCTGACCCCGGCAAGGATGACGGCGTGGACGGCCTGCTGGCAGGCATCACCAAGGCCGCACAGGACAGCGCAGCACAGGCTGCCCACCGTTCCGGCCGCACCAGCTACGAAGCAGTCTGTGAAGAATCGCAGGCCGCGTATGACGCATTCAACCCGCACAAGCATAAGGAGGCTTGATCGTATGGCACTTTCTCAGCTCAATCCGCAGATCATCGGCGCGGAGATGGAGCACGGCTTTGCCGGTTCCTACGCACGCCAGCCCGACATGATCGTTGTAACTCGCCCTGTGGGCGAAAAAGAGCCCCTGCCCTTCGGCATGGCTCTGATGTATGATGCAAATGGTGCCGTTGTCCTGATGCAGGGCTCCGGCGTTACCGCAGACAGGTTTGCGGGCGTTGCAGGCCGCGAGATGCGCTCTGCCCTGTCTTACACTGACCAGAACACCGGCGCATACACCACCGGCGATGCTGGCAGCGTGTTCCAGCGCGGCAGCATCAACGTGCTGTGCCAGAAGGGCACCCCGAAGCGCGGCGGCGCAGTGTACGTGCGCATCATCAAGAACACTTCGCTCCCCAATGCTGTCGTGGGCGGCTTTGAGGCCGAGGCAGACAGCACCAGCGCCAACACCGTAAAGCTGACCGGTTGCCAGTGGGGCGGCTCTGCAGACGCAAACGGCGTGGCCGAGCTGGTCATTCTCACCCGTCAGAACGTGTAACAGGAGGAACAGAATATGTCAGATTTCCAGAATGTCGGCAATTTCGATGCCGGTGTGTTTACCCCGAAGCTGGGCGGTGTTGCGCCGTCCGGCTCTTCTTTTACCATGGACGCAGCAGGCATTGCGTCTGGTGGCGCATTCCTGACCAGTGAGCTGGAAAAGCGTGACCCGCTGATCCGCAAGCCCCTCACCAGCGTCACCTATGCCCGCGATATCCCCATCCAGACCGGCGGCGGCTGGGTGGACTACGTCACCGCCATGAACGTGGCCTACGGCATCACCGGCGGCTCCGGCTCCGGTGCTGTGGGTGCAGGCGGTGCCAACGGCACGCCCATCATTCAGGCCAACGTTGCCAAGGGCGCATACAAGGCGCACCTGTTCAGCGCGGCTCTGCGCGTGAACTTCGTGGACATGCAGCGCTCCAACCTCATCGGCCGCAGCCTTGATCAGCTGCTGCAGGACGGCATCCGCCTGACCTACGACAAGCACATGGATGCCAACGTCTACACCGGCTTCGAAGACTACGGCACCACCGGCCTGATGAACAACCCCAATGTCACCGAGACCACTGCTGCCAGCAATGGTGCGGACTCCTCCTCTACCAAGTGGAAGGATAAGACCCCGCAGCAGATCCTGAAGGACGTGAACGACCTGCTGAGCGCTGTGTGGGCTTCCTGCGAGTATGACACCGATGCCATCCCCAACCACATCCTGCTGCCTTATGAGCAGTACAACTACATCCTGACCACCATGGTGTCCGATCTGGCATCCGAGACCATCTACGACTTCCTGATGAAGAACAACGCCGCTGTCAAGAATGGTGGTGAGTTGTTCATCGGCGGCTGCCGCTGGTGTAAGGGCGCAGGTACCGGCAAGACCGACCGCATGGTGGGTTACGTGAACAAGCCCCGTTACATCAAGATGGACGAACTGGTGCCTATGAGCCGCATCATGACTGCTCCTAACGTGACCAATGTCTGCTATGATACTGCATACATGGCAAACATTTCCGAGGTGCAGCTGTTCTACCCCACCTCCATTCTGTACGTGGACGGCATCTGAGAAAGGAGAAGCATCATGTTCATCCTCGCAAAGCGCAACATCATCATTCCCAGCCCTGCACCCGGTGTTGCACCGGTCGTGCTGAAAAAGGATGGTTTTGCCACCGTCCCCGACTGGGCCGCGGAGACGGCCTATTTTAAGGCACTGGCGGCCGATGGTAAGATCGTTGCCACCGAACACCGCGATAAGGACATTCAGGCTGCAGCTGAAAAGCCGGTAAAGACCCGCAGGGCCAAGGCTGAGGAGAAGCCCGCAGAGCCTGCTGCGGCAGAGTAAGGAGAACGGCATGATCTACGGTGCACAGTTTGGTGGAGTCCGCCAGCAGGCGGCGAACCTCGGCGGCAGCGTCGGAAATTACACCGCTGAGCAGTTCAAGGAAGAATATCCGCAGTTCTGCAATGCCGACGGCAAGTGTCACCTGCCGGATGCTCTGCTGAATGAGATCGTGCGCATGGCCAATGTCAGCGTACAGCCGGACAAATGGCTGTACAGCTGGCACTACGCCGTGGGGCTGTATGTGGCACATTACGTGACCCTGCAGCTGCGCACCTTTGCTGAAAGCAGCGCAACGCCTGCGCAGGCTGCAGCTTCCGGTGCACTGGTGGGCGTGGTGAAATCCGCCACACTGGGCGACAGTTCTGTGACCTACGACACCTCCGCCCTGACCGCAGGCACTGAGGACTGGGGCGACCTGAATGCTACCACTTACGGCCAGATGCTGGCCAACCGCGCCCGGTTCATCGGGCTTGCGGGCAGTTATGTGATCTGAGGTGATGAAGGATGGACTGGACGGACTGGTACACCGACACGGCAGATGTGTTCCGCAATGAGAAAGTGACCGAGAACAGCCTGACCCACATGGAACGCAGGAAGGTGCTTTCCGGTGTTGCCTGCCGGGTCTATCAGACAAAGACCAGCGGGCTGCAGATGAACCAGACTGCTGCCAGCATCACCCAGACCGATAAGCTGGCCTGCGGCATCGAAGTGGATATCAAGCCCGGAGATGAGCTGGTGATCCACAGAGGTGCAAAGCTGGGTTATACTGCGCCGGACGAGCGCTATTTTGCAGACACACCGGAGCGCTATTATGAACCCTTCGGTGCGGTCATGCCGGGGCTGGCCCATCAGGAGATCACACTGTTGAAGCAGGAGCGTGTGAAATGACGCTGGATGAATACATTCAAAAACTGGAAGCAGCTCAAAAAGTTCTGCCGGATATGATTTCTGTTGCCGCGAAGAACGCCACCATCCGCGCAGTGGAAGCCGCACAGGAAAAGACCCCGCCCACAGCAGACAGCCTGAGCGGCATCAACACCCGCACCGGTGAACTGAAGCAGCATTGGGCCACGGACAGCAAGATCATCCCGGAGCAGCAGGCCGGGCAGTATGTCACCGAGCTGAATAATAACAAAGAATATGCTTCTTTTGTGAATGACGGCCACCGGATGGACAAACATTTTGTGCCCGGCCTGTATGTGAACCCTGCTTCCGGCCTGCTGGAATATGACCCCAGCCGGAAAGATGAGGTGGGCATCATGGTGGGCACCCAAACGCAGTACGTGGAAGGCTTGCACATGACCGATGCTGCCCAGCAGGCTTACGAAGAAACGCTGCAGGCGGAACTGGAAAGAACCGGCAGAGAGCTGGAAAGGATTCTGAGATGAACTTTACCGTTACCACCATTGCACGTTCGCTGGCGGCACATCTCGCGCCTGTCCTGCCCGGCGTACAGATGCTGGAAGACCCTGCCCAGCAGGGTGTGGAACCGCCCTGCATGTTCCTGCAGCAGCGGTATTACAACATCAAACCGCACCCGGGTGGGCGCTGGCTGCGCACCATCGGCGTAGACCTGACCTATCTGCTGGATTACAACCTGCCCGACCTGCAGCAGCAGTACAGTGCCGCCGCAGAAACCTTAGACCTCTGCATGGAGGTGTTTCCCTATACCGATGGTACAGACACCGCCCTGCTGCGGGCCTATGACCGCAAGACAGACATTGATTCCGACGGTTTGCATTACAAATTCGAGCTGCGTATTTTTGTGGAAAAGCCCGAAGATGCTGTAAAGATGCAGACCCTGAGCATCGATCAGAAGGTGGATAAATGAAAGAAAAAGAAACCCAGTATCGCCGTGAAGTTCTGCTGAAGGACCCGCGTTTTGCGAGATATCAGCCGGACTTTCTGGCTGCGGTACTGAACAAACCGTATTACACCCTCGCAGAGGCGCAGGCCGCTGTGAAAGATTTTTGGAAGGAGTGACCCGCTATGGCAGCAGGTGGAACCTTTACCGTACAAAACAAAGTCCGGCCGGGCGTTTACTTTCGCTTCCGGTCGAAGAACAAACAGGATCTGACCGTCGGCGACCGCGGCATTGCTGCGCTCTGTGAACCTCTGCATTGGGGTCCGACGGCCAAAGTGATTGAGATCGATGCCGGTTCCGACATGACCGTGTACACCGGTTATGATATTACTGCGCCGGAAAACCGGTTTCTGACCGAGATCTTCAAGGGCACCAACCGCACGGCAGCGCCCCGCAAGGTACTGCTGTACCGTCCCACGGCCAGTGGTGCCGTAAAAGCCACCATGGAGATCGCGCCGCTGACCGCTACCGCAAAGTATGTGGGCGTACGCGGGAACGATATCTCCGTCGTTGTGACGGCGCTTTCCTCGCCGGAAGGCAGCTTTGAGGTCTCAACTGTAGTGGATGGTGAGATCAAAGACCAGCAGACCGCCAAGACGGTGGAAGAACTGGCTGCAAACAGCTGGGTGGACTGGAGCGGCACCGGCGCTCTGACTGCCAATGTCGGAACTGCCCTGACCGGCGGAGAGGACGGCGTGGTAGCAGCTTCGGCTTACAGCGCATTCCTGACCGCCATTGAGCCCTACAAGTTCGATGTGCTGATCTACGATGGCGCGGACAACACGGCGCGTACCGCGATGGAAAGCTTCATCAAGCGGGTCAATACCGAGACGGGCCGCTATTCTCAGCTGGTGGAATCCGGCAGCACCAATCCTGACACCCGCTATATCGTCAACGTGGACACCGGCGTTGTGCTGGACGATGGCACAACCCTGACCCCGCAGCAGGTGTGCTGGTGGGCAGGCGGCGCACTGGCTGCCGCCACCTACGGACAGGATCTGACCAACGCCGTCTATCCCAATGCTGTGGACATCTCTCCCCGGCTGACCCACAGCCAGTACGTGGATGCCATCAATTCCGGCAAGTTCGTCCTGAATGCCGATGATGGTACAGTCCGCGTGGAGTATGATATCAATTCTCTGGTCACCTACACTTCGGAGCTCGGCGAGGTGTACCGCTACAACCGTACCATGCGGCTGTGCAACACCATCGCCAACGACCTGTATTCTCAGTTCTCCAAGAACTATGTGGGCATTGTGGACAACACCGATGCGGGCCGCATGGAGTACAAGAGCGCCGTCGTGAAGTACCTGACCCAGCTGCAGGCATCCGGTGGCATCCAGAACTTTGATGGCGAAACCGATGTCACCGTTGAGAAGGGCGATGCCAAGGACGCGGTGCTTATCACGCTGGCGATCGAAGCCGTGGGCAGCACCAACAAGATCTACATCACGCTGGATGTGTCGTAAGGAGGGATTTTAATGTATTTGCTTGCACAGGACACCCTGAACGGTGCCGAAGGCAAAATCACCGTCACTCGTGATGGCCGCATCACAGAGATCTGCGGCATGAAAAACATCAAGACTGTGGCTGGCATTCAGACCTCGGACATGAAGACCATCGGCACCCGCACGGTGCAGAAAAAGGCCAATGGTGTCACGCAGACCGGCACCGGCAATGTCTACTTTGGTTCCAACGGCAGCAACCTGTTCACCGATATGCTGCTGCAGTATATCAACACTGGTGTAATGGAAACCTTTGATATCACCATCACCAACAACGACCCCACGGCCAGCGTGGGCGATCAGGTCATGGGCTATTATGGCTGTATGCTGACCGGTGAGATTCCGCTGTCCATCCTGAACGACGACGAAGCAATGCTGAACTATGACTTCAATTTCAGCTACACCAAGGTAAACCGTCTGAAAGCATTTTCCGACCCGGTCAATCTGGGCAACTGATAGGAGGTATTCTTTATGAGCGCACTTTCCGCATTTCTGCATCCCGCTGTTCCTACGGAAGAAAAGGAGCTTGTCATTTCCAAGCGCTTTCTCGGCGCAGATGGCAAACCTGTTCCGTTTAAGATCCGCGCCCTGACCCAGGAAGAAAATTCTTCCCTGCTCAAGGCATCCACCCGCAAGAAAAAGGTAGGCCAGCAGTGGCAGGACGAGATGGATGCCAACGAATATTCCAGCCGCATGATCGTGGCTGCAACGGTATTCCCCGACTTTCACAGCGCTGAGCTGTGCGAAAACTATAACACCAAAGATCCTGTCCAGGTCCCCGGCAAGATGCTGCTGTCCGGTGAGTTTCTCAAACTCATCACCGCCATCAACGAACTGTCCGGATTGGATGAAGGCCCGGACGAAGAAGCAAAAAACTGATCGCCGGGGACCTCTGGGATATTGATGTTCTGACAGCTTACTACTGTTTTGACAATCTCGGCTGGTCCCCCGGTCAATACGATGCCCTGCCGGAGCGTGAAAAGGCTCTGGTCCGGGCATTTGCTTTGCGTACAATGGAAAAGCGCTTAAAAGAATCCCGACAGATGAAGGAGGCTGGACACAGTGGCTGATATCCATTCAAGGTTCATTCTGGACGATCAGGCTTCCAATCCGCTGGCCGGGTATATCACAGTCGCGAAGAATGCGGCTTCTGCCACCACCGCTGCACAGCGCCAGCTGAAAAGCTATGAATCCGCACTGCGGAGCACAGAGCTTGCTTCTGCTAAGGCAACTGCGGCCTTTGAAGCCAGTGCTCAGCAGCTGGATGCCATGCGCGCTGCCGGTGAAGCGGGCACCGCTGCGTACAAACAGCTTGAGACCCAGAACGAACGCCTGCGTTTGAAGGTGGAAGCGCTGGGTACACAAACCGGCATCCTTACCGGAAAAGCCCGTGAAACGCAGGCTGCGGTGGAAAAAGAAGCCGCCGCTATCCGAGAACAGGCCGATGCCGCTGAAAAAGCATCCAAAAGCACCAAAGAACTTTCGGACAATCAGAAAGCGGCCACGTCTTCCGCTGATGCTCTGGCAAGCGCTGTGAAACGGCTTGCTGCTTCTTACCTCAGTATTCAGGGGCTGAAAAGAGCCGTAGACCTTTCAGACAGCTTGGTTTCTACCCGCGCCCGGCTTGACCGTATGAACGATGGCCTGCAGACCACGCAGCAGTTGGAAACGATGATCTACCAGTCCGCGCAGCGTTCCCGCGGCAATTTTATGGACACCATGGGGCTGGTTTCACAGTTGGGTACTATGGCGGGCAGCGCATTTGACAACACGAAGGAGATCGTGCAGTTTGCAGAACAGCTGAACAAACAGCTTGCGCTCTCTGGCGCATCCGGGCAAGCTGCGCAGGCTGCAATTCTTCAGATGGAACAGGGCCTTGCGTCCGGCGTGCTGCGCGGCGATGAACTGAACAGCGTCATGGAACAGGCACCGGCCATTGCAAGATCCATTGCGGACTATCTGCAGGTGGATATGGGCAAGCTGCGCGAAATGGGTGCACAGGGGCAGATCACCGCCGCCATTGTAAAAAACGCCATGTTTGCAGCCGCAGCAGAGACCAACGCTGAATTTGCAAAAACCCCCATGACTTGGGCGCAGGTTTGGACGGTGGCTTCCAACGCTGCCATCCGTGCCCTTGACCCGCTGCTGTCAGCCATCAACTGGGTAGCGAACAACATCCAGACGGTTGTCCCCATTGTGATTTCTCTGGGAACCGCTTTTGGTGTGCTGCTGATTGCCGCCAACTGGACGAACATTCTGGCATTTGCTTCTGAGAAAGCCGCTGCCGCACAGGCATTTCTCAATGCCGTCATGGCCGCAAACCCGGCCGCACTGGCCGCTGCCGCCGTTCTGGTGCTGGTAGCTGCCCTGTATGCAGGTGTTGCTGTGATGAACCACTTTGCAGGCACAAGCGTTTCCGCTACAGGTATCATTACGGGCGCATTTGCTGTGATGGGTGCATTCGTGTTCAACAGTGTTCTGGTTCCCCTGCAGAATGGATTTGCCATGTTTGCAAACTTTGTGGGCAATGTGTTCACGAACCCGGTCGCAGCTGTGAAAGTTCTGTTCTATGATATGGCAATCACCGTTTTGCAGTATATGCAGAATATTGCGTCCGCTGTTGAGGGGCTTATCAACATGATCCCCGGCGTGACGGTCGATCTGACCAGCGGCCTGGGCGGCTGGATCACCGATCTTGCCAAAAAACGGAGCGATGAGATCCAGAACAGCGGCTATACCGAGTATGTGAAGCCGTGGGAGAACATGGATCTCGGAAGCGCCTACACCAGAGGATATGATTGGGGTTCCAACCTCAGCCTTGGCAACCTGTTCGGGCCGGGCGGTCTTGGCGATCTGGGCGTTCCTCAGGCAGCAGATGTCAATTCCCTGCTGAATAATGTTGGCGCAATTAAGAACAACACCGGTAAGATCGCAAAAACGGTTGATCTTTCAGATGAGCAGCTCAAGATGATGGTTGATATTGCGGAACGTAAATTCGTGAACAACATCAACCTCACCTCGCAGGCCCCGGTCATTACTGTTCAAGGCCAGAACACCGGAAACACTGAAGCCGACCGCCAGAGCCTTGCCGATCTTCTGGGCGACCTCATTATGGAGCGCGTGCAGAGTGGCAGTGTCGTTGCGGTCAATTAAGGAGAATGTATGCCGAGCCTTTACCGCATTTATTTTTCACGGGACAGCACCGTGCTGTCCCTGCCCATCAACCCGGAAAAGCTTCCGGAGACCAAAGAATCCGACAATGGCGAGTATAATGTGCTTGGCCTTGGCCCTGTCATGCAGCCGCGCACGCCAAAGCTGCGTAAGGTAACGATCTCCGGTCTGTTTCCCGGACGCAGGCTCCCATGGATGAGCGCGGCCGTGTTTTTACCGCCATCGGTGTACATTACGTTTTTCAAGAGCGCAATGGATCAGAAAAGGCCCATCGTCTATACGCCGGTGCGCTATTATGAGAACGGCACCCCGTTTCTGGGTGGCGGCATGGGTTTTGAGTGCCTTGTTACCAGTTTCAAGACCGAGGAGCGCGGCGGCGAGACCGGCGACTTTTACTTTGACCTGACCATTACTGAATACAAGGACTTTTCACCGCAGAAGGCTGTTCTGCAGGGCAGCAGCGGAAACTTCTCGCCTGCAGCCACTACGGCATCCTCTGCGCTGAACACTGTCACGCGGGCGCTTTCTGCCGCTGCTGTCGCAACGTCTACTGTCAGTGCTGTAAAAGTGATCCTTACTCCAGCACGCAGCATCCAAAGCAGCAAACTCTATGTGGGTGCCCAGCGTAAGGCAAACGGGAAATATTACAGCACCAGCACTGCACCAACACCTGCCGGCACGCTCAGCGGCCAGCAGGTGCAGGTACGGCGCATCGTATCCCGCACAAACCCGCATCCGTATTGCGTGCAGGATCTTTCCGGGGTGGTATTCGGCTGGATGTCCGCTTCTGACCTCACGGAGGTGAACCGGTGAGCTATGAACTGATCGTGGGCCGCAAAACGCCCGGAGACCTGCTAAACCTCACTAACAGCGTAACAACCGCAAGCTGGATCACCCAGCGCACCGGGAATCCCGGCAAGCTTACCTTCACCTATCTGCGCACGCCGCAATCCAAAATCGAAGAGGGCGACGTTGTACGGTTTTCCGCAGATGGAGAGCTGCAGTTTTATGGATGGGTATTCAGCCGCGGGCAGGACCGTTGGGGGCCTGTGGATGTGGTCTGCTATGACCGGCTGCGCTACCTGAAAGCAAATAACAGCTACACATTTTATGCCCAGAGCGCCGCCGACATTATCAAGCAGATCTGTGAAGACCTGCAGGTAGATGTGGGCACGCTGGCCGATACCGGCTACAAACTCCCCTCCCTCGTGATGCAGGATAAAAGCTGCATCGACATCATCAATACTGCCATCCAGAAGACCTTGCTGAATACCGGCACGGTCTTTGTTTTTTACGATTCTGGAGATGGTGTTGCTCTGCGCTCTGCAGCTGATATGAAGAGCGACTACATCATCGGCGAAAAGAGCCTGATGACCAACTACAGCTACAACACGTCCATTGACTCCCAGACCTACAACAGCATCAAGCTGGTGCGTCCGAACAAGGAGACCGGCAAGTCCGATGTTTTTATCCGAAAGGATTCGGACACCATTGCCCGCTGGGGCTTGCTGCAGCTCTATCAAAAGGTGGACGAAGCGGCCACAGACGCACAGGTCAAGGAGCAGGCAAAGGTCAGTCTGGAGTATTACAATCGCGTTCTGCAGCAACTCAAATTCACCTCGCTGGGTGTCAATAGCCTGCGGGCGGGACAGCTTCTTCTGGTCAATATCAATGATCTTGACGGCGACCCGTTCCGCAAGTATGTCATGCTGGAAAAGGTCTCTCATACGTGGGAAAACGATCTGCACACAATGGAACTGGAAGCAAAAGCTCTGTAAGGGAGGGAAATCTTTTGGACATCGTGGAAGCACTTTTGCAGCTGAACCGGGTTGCCGGAGACGTTGACCAGCCCACCGATCTGCAGATCGGCACCGTGGTAAAGGCCCCGCCCGATGATGATGTGCTGGAAATCTCCATCAACACGGAAATGGCTACACTGCGGCAGGATATTCTCTACCTTGCAGAGCCGGTCATTGAAAAGAAGATCCCGCTGCTGAAACACCGGCACGCCATGCCCCATATACACGCTGGTGTTCACGGCAGCACAGGCGGCCCATCGGAGCCTTACACTGGTTATTCCCTGCTCTCAGGGGGCGCAGACAGCTCTGTACAGAGCGAGGACATCAAAGGCTGGGAGAATGGAAAAGTCCTTCCGTTGAGCAAGGATAAGAAATATATCATCCTCAACCCGGCCCTGAAAGCCGGTGACAAGGTGCTTCTTCTGCGTGTGCAGCGTGGCCAGAAGTTCGTCGTGTTATCTCGTGTATATGAAGGTGGTGATTAAATGGCCGTATTGCCGGAAAACAGCATCGATTTATCGGGCGGCGTTGAGTTTGTCGCTCAGCCTTCCCTGACATGGAAGATCGACCGTGCAGCTGGACGTATCGCCGGAACATGCGACGGCTATGATGCCGTAAAGCAGGCAGTGGAGATCATCCTGAACGTAGAGCGCTATCGCTGGCAGATCTACCAGCCTGCAAGCGGTATGCAATGGGATGAGCTGGTCGGACAGGATGCCGGTTATGTTGCCGCAGAACTGCAGCGCCGTCTGCAGGATGCTCTGCTGACAGACGACCGCATCACGGGGTTAAAAAACTACGAATACAGCATCGACGGGCAGAATTTGACGGTGAGTTTTACCGTCGAAACAGTCTACGGCGATGTTAAGACCGGAACGGAGGTGAAATTCTGATGCAGAACTTTTCAGATGCAACCTACAAAAACATCCTCGACTACATGCTTTCACTGGTGCCGGATACCTATGATAAGCGCGATACCAGCCCTATCCAGACTTCCCTCGGCCCGGCAGCCTACGTGCTTGAGGGCTTTTATCTGAGCCTCGACCTTGTGCAGAAACAGGCGTTCGTCCAGACAGCCTCCGGAGATTCGCTGGATCTTCTGGCAGTGCTGGCCGGTATCACCCGCAAGCAGGCTTCCGCCGCTGTAAAGGTCGGCATCTTTGACTGTGAGGTTCCGATCGGTGCGCGATTTTCAACGATCAATGGCACTGAGAGTATCAATTTTGTGGTCATCTCCACCATTACGGAGGGAAGCGCCTACCGTCTGCAGGCTGAGACTGCCGGTGATATCGGCAACCGATACTCCGGCCCCATTCTGCCGATTGATTCCATTGAAGGATTGAACAGCGCTCAGTTGACGGATCTTCTGATTCCCGGCGAAAACACCGAAGAGGATGAGCCTTTCCGCGCGAGAATCATTGAACGTCTGAACAGCCGCAGCTTTGGTGGAAACGTGGCACAGTACGTTGAGGAGATCGAAGCGATAGACGGCGTGGGCGCTGTGCAGGTCTACCCCGTGTGGGATGGTGGCGGCACGGTGTGCTGCTCCATCTTGGGAGCCGACTTTCTTCCTGCGTCCAGTGATCTTGTGCAGATGGTACAGAATGCCATCGATCCCCCGCCCGGTCAGGGGCTTGGCCTTGGGCTTGCGCCCATCGGTGCGCAGGTGACCGTCACAGCGCCGAAGACAGTGCCTGTAGACATTTCTGCCACGCTGACCCTTGCATCCGGACACGAACTTGAAACCGTACAGCAGCCTGCGCAGGACGCTGTCAGTGACTACCTGCTGCAGATTCGTAAAAACTGGGATGTCAATATCAGCAGTACGGCCATTGCCTACTCGGCAGAGGTGTATCTTGCTCGTGTCCTTGCCGCGCTCATCTCTCTTGATGGGGTCGTCAATGTTTCGGCTCTGACGCTCAATGGGATTGCTGCGGACATGGCGCTGCAGCAGACCGGTGCTTTGCAGCAGGTTCCGGTGCTGGGGAAGGTGGAACTACATGGAACTTGACCTGAACCATGACCTGCATTCCCTTTTGCCGCCTTTTTACCGGGAAATTGCGGAATACCAGCAGGTCTGTGACGCTGAAAAAGCACAATTTTCCCGGACAGCTGATAGTGTACGGGTCATCGGGAAGAACTTTTTTGTCCAGACCATGGATGTGGATTCTGTGCAGAAATGGGAACAAGTCCTGCATATCCGGGCAAAGCCTTTGACCGAAACGCTGAGTTTTCGACGGCAGCGCATTCTGTCGCGTTTGTGCACCCGCCCACCCTTTACACTTGCATTTCTGTACCAACAGCTCGACACGTTACTGGGCGTTGGCCGGTGGACATGCCGCGTGGATTATCCGGCTTACCTGCTGACCATCGGCACTCACGTTGAAGATAAGCTTCACCGCGAAGAACTGATCCACATGGTAAACCAGATCAAGCCTGCGCATATCGTGTTAGGAATGTATCTGTTCTGTGACCCCGTAGAAGCATATGCCTACGCTGCCGCCGCACCCTGCGGCACAAGAATCCTTGCATCGGTGCGGATGCCTGAAATCAAAAAGGAGGACACGCAATGAGTTGGGAAACGCTGGCTTATACCGATGCCGGCATTGAGCTGCTGATGGATGCCGTATCGGGCAAGCAGCTCACGATTACGCAGGCTGTCGGAGGGAGCGGTCTTGCAAATGCCGCTGTGCTCCACGCGCAGACCGACATCACCGGCGAGCGGCATTTGCTTGAGCTGATGGGCATCGAGCCTGTTGAAGAAAACGGCAGCGCTGCCCGCCGCGTGAAGATTCGCATTACCGGCGCGGAGGATACCTACACCCTGCATCAGATTGCCCTCTTCGGGCGGCAGAGCGGGGCGGCAGAAGATACGCTCCTGCTCCTCGTGCAGGATGACCGCGGTGTCGAGATCCCGGCGGCTTCCACCGATCAGGAGTTTGAGTTCGTTTTCACTGTGGTGATCGCGATTTCCAGGGATGCGGAGATCTCGCTCAATCTGAGCGCTGAGATGCAGAGCTTGCAGCTGTTTGTCGAAGAGCGGATTCAGGAGCACGACCTGTCCCCGGAGTCTCACAAAGACTTGCGCATCGCCGCTGCAAAGATGCAGGCGGATATCGATATCCTTCAATTGAAGATCGCGACCGACGTAACGGCAAATCCGTTCTCCGTCACCTTTGAGTCTCTTGACGGCTTGACCGTGACCGGTGTGTGGAACGCCGATCTGTCAAGGATTGAATTTTGAGCAAGGAGGTGAATTTTTATGGCAAATGTAAGATTAGGCGCAAAGGCCGTTGGCAGCACCGTTAAAATCAAAGTGAACGGTACGGTCAAGGACTTTATCATTGTCCATCAGGGCAAGCCGTCCAGCGTCTATGACGATAGCTGCAACGGCACATGGGTGCTGATGAAGGACATCTACACAACGTACACGTTCGGCAACAATAACTCCTACAAGGATTCCAGCATCCACACATACCTGAACGGAACGTTCTACAACCTCATCGACAGCGACATCCGGGCAGCTATTAAGCAGGTAAAAATCCCGTACCAGAACGGCACAGGCGGCGGGGACGGCAGCCTTGCCACCGGCGCAAATGGTCTTTCCACCAAAGTATTCCTGTTGTCCGGCTATGAAGTTGGCTGGACGACCAGCGACGATCGCAATTTCCCCAAGGATGGTATCCGGCTGGCGTACTTTGGAAGCGGCTCTGGCGGCAACAGCAAGCGTGTCGCCTACAACGGCAGCAGCACTGCCATGTGGTGGCTGCGCTCTCCGCACACCGACAATTACGGCAGCGTCTGGGCCGTCAACACCGAGGGCTCCTACGACGCCGGCCGCTGGAACTACCACTCCTGTGGTGTTCGCCCCGCTCTGATTTTGCCCTCTACTCTCTTGGTGTCTGACGATGGCACGGTCTCGACTAACACCGCGCCCTCGACTCCGTGGAATATTTCCGTTCCTTCGTCCATCATGGGCGGCACGAACATCTCAATCTCGTGGGAAAAAAGCTATGATGCTGAGAGCAATCTCGCCGGCTACAAGGTAGAGCGTTCGACCGACGGCGGCTGGTCGTGGAGTCGGATTTATCAGGGTACGGCCACCAGCACCACGGACAACGTCGCCTTCGGCACCACGTCCGTGATGTACCGCGTCAAGGCATACGACACCGAGGGTCTGGAGTCTGGCTGGCGCACCAGTTCGCAGGTAACGGTGGTCAACAACAACGCCCCGTCTGCACCGCCGTCCATCGCGGTGCCGAAGGATGTCAAGGGCGGCAGCACGCTGGTGATCTCGTGGACTGCGGCAAGCGACAGCGACGGCAACCTGAGCGGCTACATTCTGGAGCGCAGCACCGATGGTGGCTTCGCCTACATGCAGGTGTACAAGGGCGACGCGCTGACCTACACCGACACCATCACCAACGGCTGGTACACCGTGATGTATCGGGTCAAGGCATACGACACCGAGGGCCTGGAGTCTGGCTACACCACGTCCGCTATACGCACGGTCAGATACAATGTGGCCCCGGCCATCAACGCCAGCTCCACGAATCTGGGAGAGAAGAACGCACCCTTCGACTTCACCTATACCGTTACCGATGCCGACGGCGACACGCTGACTGTCACCGAAAAGTTGGACAGTAAGACCACCAACACCCGCACCGGCGTTGCCAGCGGCACGGCCCTGACCTTTGGGCAGGGTAGTACCGCCGAAAATTTCCAGCGCATCCTGAATGGCTCCCATACCATTAAGATCACCGCGAACGATGGCAAGGAGAGCACCAGCCTGAACGCAACGTTCACCAAGAGCGTTACCAGTGCAAGTGTGACCCTGACCACCCCGCTGGCCGTGGATGGTGACATTACTGTGGCGATCTTGCAGGTGTCCGGATCCATCCCGAATGATGCCGCGTTCAAGGCGGAAGCAACCAACAACGCGCTGGATGATTCGCCGGTCTGGCAGGACGTGACGGCAGAAGTCCGCAAGGGCATGAACATCGTCTTTGAAAATCAAACCGCTTCTGCCGGAGCGGCGTTCAATTTCCGCATCAGCGTGGAGCGCGGCGCAAGCGGCGAGGGCGGCTATATCGATTCTGTTTCCGGTGCATTCCAGTAAGGAGGGATTCACATGATTATCTGGAGAAAATGCAGCCTGTCCACCCGGGCAGAAAAAGAAGCTGCAGCCAAGAAGCAGGCCGAGAAAGACGGCCTGCCTGACCGCGTGGCCGAGGTCGAGGACGCAATGTGCGAACAGGACGCAGCCAACGAG